GTGCTTACATAAAGGTTTATGTCTAAGTTGGACGAGGTCGGTTTCGATCAGTCTAGCTTCTCTCACCTCACACTCTCCTCTGTAGCTTGACGGTTTGTCTGCACACTCTTCAGGAATCTAAAACACGGGCGAGTCTTTCAGTGCATTCATTGTAGGTAACCTTTATCTTCAGTATTTTCTGCACACCCACGGGCTTTCAGCAAAGTTAGGTAGCTTTTACCCTCAGCATTCTTACACTTTGCACCACCGAGTGCCCGCGAAGATCAAATAGCCAAGGCCTTCACTAAAGAAGAAACCATCGGCCCGATCATCCCTGTAGCCATGCCAGCGAAACCCATCAAATCCTCAACAGTTTTAGCGACGGAGTCGCTATGGGCAACGGCGTCCACCAGACCGGTGGCCGCATCGGTTATCCACTCTTTTTGCTGAAGAGTATTCGGGGGGGTCTGTAAAGCCTCAGTGACTCGCGCCAAACCGACAGGGTCGGCATGTTGCATAGTCATTTCAGGTAAGGTCAATCCAGGCCCACCGGCAGCGTATTCCCAAAACTCCACCATCTCCCACTCGAAAGTTTGAGGGGTGTTAGTCGGGATGTCCGCGATGAAGGCCATCGACAACGTACTCGCCAAGGTGAAATCACCATCCAAGTCGAGATCCGATGTTTCATTCGGCCTCCACACCATGACCGACCACTCAGTCTGCTCGCTAAGGGCTTGTGGAACAAGCACCGTTCGCGGGTCAGCCTTGATTTGGGCAACTGTATAGCCGGTAAGGTCAGTCGCACGCGTTCCTTGGATCGCGTACAACAGACCGCCGACATTAAGCGCCTGAGTGATGTTGCGCACACGCAAGCCAAGTCCGACAAGTCGTCCTTGGATCTTGTTGCTAGCAAAACTAGCAAGTGTGTACGGCAACGAGCTCCGTAGCACCGAGAGGGTGCCAGCTCCAGTGGACACTGCCGTAACGGCAGCACCTCCTGTGCTGTAATACACGGAAGCCTGGTCATTGCCAGGGTTTTGAGGACACACAGCCACGAAGCCAATTCCAGTCGTAAACGACGAGAACGTGCCTCGTGTGACAGATCGCCATTTCTGGGTCATCATAGCAGGGGAAGTGGGGACACAGGGATAGTCCTCAAACTGTCCAAACGGGTTGACGAGCGCTTTGGCGTACAAAAACGCACATTTGCTCAAGCCTACCCCCGTAGGGCCCTCAGTCATCCTGCCTTTCTTCACGGCAGGGTTACCTGCGGGCTCCCTGTTGCCTCCGACCGGGGAATGCCCCTCCATTGAGTCAACTCGCACCTTGCGAGAGACTTGTAGAGAGTGGGTTGCAATAGCAACCGTCTTCCCACTCTTCGGTTGTGGAAGTACCACCATTGGTCTGGTGATCACAACCCACTTCGCGGGCTGTGCAGTATTTTGTGCCTTGGGCTGCTGTTGAACTGCACGAACAACAGCAGCTTGCTTGCGCTTCTTAGGCGCAGGAGTCCCCTTCCGGGCACTCATGTTGCTCCTCCCGCAACATAAGGACACGCATCTCTTCGACGCACAGAGCGATCTGCCGAAGCAGAGGGTCTCGCTCCTGAGATGGGAGATGACGTATCTCATCCGCAAACTGCACGAATTCGGCAAAACCAATGACCTTCTTTGACATAAGTCGAAAGAACGTGCGATCCCAATTCTCCGGGATTGCAACACCAGGGCCAAGGTAACGACAAGAGCAGAACACTGCCCCAACAGGTGATGGTACACTAGTGCCTTCCACTCGAAACCCTAAGGATGAGTAGAATCTCTTCGCTTCGCCGTCGCCTAATTCTTCAGCACAATCGTCCCCCATTGCCATCAACTCTACACCCCGAAGGGTTCCGAGCAACAAGCGCATCTTTGAATTGCCACTTGACGTGAAGTACCGCCCAGAGACTTGGCGGCCTGGAACACGCATACGGTACCATGTGCCATCACTCAAGACAGCAATAGCATTCGTTGCGGCCAGATTGACGTTGAGCCTGGCTCTAAACCAGTCCGACGCCACACTCCACGGAGTGCAATTAAGGTCGATATATGCTTCTGCAATTTGCATCCAGCGCTTGACGGACAAATCCCAACCACCAATATCATTGTGGCTGAGACCACCTCCCCTACGAGAGATGTGCTCCAAGTGCGCATAAATCAGCCGAAAGGCTTCATCAGAGGCGCCCATACCGGGTTTCACTGGTAGCATTGCCCATGCTTGAATGCACTGTTTGTTAAACTCTTGGCCGAGCACTCGCTCAACGAGTTGCATAGCTAGAGAATACGCCCAGATCAAGCGCAGTCTGCCAGTTTGGATTTTCTGGATTTTATGTGGTTCCCTTTTCACAAAGACACGAACCGGATCCAACCACCCGCGGAGAACACTTCTCAACACGAAATCTTGGTCCATCATTTCCTTCCAATCCACCCTGGCAAGCCAAAATAGGCGTTCCACGACTATGTCCACAATCAGCCCGGAGGCTTCTTTAAGAACATCGTCATTAGTGCTGCCTAAAAGGGAGTAAGGAACACCTGGAAAGGAGTCTCCCTTTATGTCGGCGAGGAGCTTTACGACTTCTCGACGGACTTCTCCTTTTGATCGGAGACGCCCGTTTTCATCGAAGACGCGGGACTGCTCTGCGGGGCTGGGGAGCTGCTTGGAACTTTTAACGATTCCTTGCCACACTCGCTCAGCTGCGCCCAGAATTGCGGTTTGTCCACCGCCGCCAACATCAACGCCTTGGTCTCCTGGTCTAACGTCTCCAGTGCAGAAAGCACTTTCTGACGCCTTGAAGACTTCGACGAAGTGTTCTTTGGCTTCTGCTTCACCTGGGGCTGCGGGTCTTTCTTCTCCACCACAACTCCAGGCTTCACTGAAATCTGAGCGCTGCTCGGCAGGCCACTCGACGCTTGACCAATTAGTTGTGGTGAAGATGGAGGCTTGGTAACACAAGCTTGTGAACTCGTGCTTCCAACTCCTTCCTGGCCACGCAAATCGGACAGCTCCCCCTTCGTACAACTTCGGGACGAGCTCTCTGAACCAGTCTCTTTCGTAGAGGCGTCCTGGGGCAGAGGGGGGGGCATTGCGGACCCGGTAACTGGTCCCGATGCACTCGAGACCCGCACCGGCATCTGCGATAAGCTCGCCTGCGTGCGTGTCGTACTTTGCGAGCTGGATAATACTCCGAGCTGGCTCGCAATCGCTTTCGGAGTCATCACTTTTCCCTCAACATTCCTGACTGCACTCTCATGGTGCCCG